AAACCCAAGAGCGGCAACTGAAAAGCACCGGTCGGCTTGCAAAAGAAATGAAAGCCGCCGGGACGTCCACCGTCAATCTTGCCCAAAATCAAAAAACACTTGCCGAGCAGATGGAGAAAACAAACAAAAAATTCGCCGCGCAGCAAAAATGGGCAAATGCCGGCAGAAAACTGGACGACATCAACTCAAAAGCCATTATGGCATCAGGCGTCGCCGCTGCTCACGCATACGGCGCGAAACGCCTGTTAGAAAAGCCGATAACCGCATATGCACAAAGCGAAACGGCGTCCGTAGATTTGCGCGCCGCCATGATGACATCAGACGGCAGCGTCTCCGCCGAATATGAAAAAATCAACAGTCTGGCTACCAAGCTGGGCGACAAATTGCCGGGTACGACGGCAGATTTTAAAAATCTCATGACCATGCTGATGCGCCAAGGCGTATCCGCTCAAACCATCTTGGGCGGCACGGGCGAGGCCGCAGCCATGTTGTCGGTGCAGCTCAAAAAAGCCCCTGACGCCGCCGCCGAGATGACTGCCAAACTCCAAGACGCGACCCGCGCCAGCGAAAAAGAGATGCTCGCCATCATGGACCAAGTCCAACGCCTCTACTACACAGGCGTCGAGGACGGCAACATCTTGGGCGCATTTTCAAAACTGTCCCCCGCTCTTGATACCCTGAAAATCAAGGGCGAAGCCGCAATGAAACAGATGGGTCCGTTGGTCGGTATGCTCGACCAAGCAGGACTGTCAGGAGAATCCGCCGGTAATGCCATGCGTAAAGTATTCACACGGATGATGGATACCGCAAAAATCGCCAAAGCAACCAAAGGCAGCGGAATAGACTTAGACTTTACCAACGGGAAAGGCGAATTCGGCGGCTTCGACAAAATGTATGCCCAGCTCGAAAAACTCAAAAGCCTAACCACAGAAAAAAGATTGGGGATACTGCAAAAGATATTCGGCGACGACGCCGAGACCCTGCAAGCATTAAACACGATGATTGAGAAGGGAAAAACAGGCTATGAAGAGTTCGCCAAAAAAATGGAGGCGCAGGCCAGCCTGAATCAGCGCGTGAATGAGCAGCTTGGCACACTGACCAACCTTTGGGACGCAGCCAGCGGGACGTTTACCAACTTCCTCGCTACGATGGGGGAGTCAGTAGCGCCGGAACTCAAAAGCCTGACCCAATGGATAGCCGACGTAAACAGCAAATTAAGCACATGGGCTGCCCAAAATCCCACCGCCGCCGCCGCCATCATGAAGCTGATTGCCCTATTCGCCGTGGGTGCTACCGCCATTTCAGCCCTAGGGCTGGCAGTTCACGGGATAACAGGCGTCATGAGCGGATTCATGACCATCATCAGGTTTGCAGGCGGCGGCATGGGGACACTGATAGGCTGGATAGCCCGTCTCGGGATGGCTCTCGTTTCATTCGGATTAAAGGCGGCAATGTTCCTGCTTACAAACCCGTTCGGATGGGCGATTCTTGCCGTTACCGCCCTCGTCGCCTTATACGTCTATTGGGATAAAGTCAAAGCAGCTCTGATTGCGGGTTGGGAATGGATTAAGCAGGCATTCCAAAGCAACCCTCTGCTTGTCGCCTTTACAGGTCCGATAGGCGCATTGATTTCACTTTTCGCAAATTGGGAAAGAATCAAAAATGCCCTGATTGCAGGCTGGGAATGGATTAAACAAGTATTTCAAAATAACCCGCTGTTGATTGCCTTTACGGGTCCGATAGGCGTCTTGATTGCACTGTTCGCAAACTGGGAGAAAGTCAAATCCGCACTGGTCGCAGGCTGGGAATGGATCAAAAAAGTATTCGGCGGAGAAAATCCGATTGCACAGGCGGCGCAGGTAGCCCTTGGACCATTGAACGCCCTCAAATCTGCCGCGATGGGTGCGTATGAATGGCTCAAAAAAGCCTTTTCCGTTAAATTAACCATGCCAAGTTTAGGCAGTTCAAGCATTGGATCAGGCGCATACATCCCAAACAAAGGCTATTCGACGGGCGGTTATACCGGCGCGGGCGGCGTCAATACCCCCGCCGGTATCGTCCACAAAGGCGAGGTCGTCTTTAATCAACGCGACGTCGCACGTTTTGGCGGATGGCGGGTACTCGACAAAATCCGCAAAGCAGGATTGACCGCTTTGGGCAGTATCCTGCCGTCCTCTACGCCCGAGCCGCGCCCCGCCCTTGCCGGAGCCGTTCCCGTTGCCGCCGACTTCAACCGTGGCGGCGGTGGCGGCATGAACATCAACATCACCATCAACGGCGGAAGCAGCAGCGCGGCGGAAATTGCCCGCGAAGTCCGCCGCCAAATCGAACAAATAACCGCCAATGCAGCGCGCCGCGCCCGCAGCGCGTTCAAAGACGACTAAGGATAAAAAAATGCTGGCAACACTCGGATTTTTCCCATTTATGTTACGCACCATCCCTTTCCAAACCATCAGCCGTCAAAACGGCTGGCGGCATCCCGAACAATCAACCGTCGGCGGCGGTATCAACCCCGTGCAATACATCGGTCCTGATACGGAAACCATCACCCTATCCGCCGAACTGCGCCCAGAAATCACAGGCGGCGATACCTCCCTGTCCATGCTCCGCCTCATGGCAGAGCGCGGCAAGCCGTACAACCTGATACTGGGTACCGGGCAGATAATGGGCGCATACGTCATCACGTCCATCAAAGAGGACAGAGGTCAGCTCATGCACGACAGCAAAGCCCGCGCCATCAGTTTCAGCCTCGAATTGAAAAAAGTATCCGACAGCCCGCTCGGATTAAAAGGCAAAGCCCTGCAACTCGGCGTGTCCATCGCCCGCCGTATCGCAGGCATCTAAACCGAAAAGCAAAACGCCATGACCATCCTGACCACCATCAAAGACCAAGCCGTTAAAATCTTTAACGCCATAACCGACACGGGCGGCAACCATCTGACACCCGTTGCCAAGCTGTCCATCAACGGCAAGCCGTTCAATACCGACGCCCTCTCCCGCATCATCTCCATCAGCCTGACCGACAAAAGCGGCTTCGAGGCGGACGAGCTGACCGTCAGCCTGTCCGACCACGACGGCGCGCTCGCCCTGCCCCCGAAGTCTGCCGAGATAACCATCGCGCTGGGCTACATCGAAACAGGCATTGTCGATAAAGGCAGCTATAAAATAACCGAAGTAAGCTGGAGCGGCGCACCCGACACCCTGCACATCACCGCCCAATCCGCCGACACATCCGACCGCTTTTCCGAAGCAAAAGAAAAAAGCTGGCACAAAACCAGCCTGAAAGAAATCATCGAATCTATCGCCGCCGCCAACGGCTACACCCCAATCATCGGCAAAGCCTACCAAGACGAAAAAATCGACCACATCGACCAAAGCAACGAATCCGATGCCGCCTTCTTGTCGCGCCTTGCCGAACGCTACGACGCCATCGCAACAGTCAAACATGGACGCCTCCTATTTGTTTCATCGGGCGAAGCCACGACCGCCAGCGGGCAGCCGTTGCCCACGATCAGAATTACCCGCAACAGCGGCGACCAATACACATTCAGATACAGCAATACCGAAAGCTACAACGCTGTCCGCGCCTACTACATCGACAAGCAGACGGGGAAAAAACACGAAGTCGTCATTACCGAAGACAACTACGACCCCGTCAAAAAAACCGTTACCACCACCAAGCAATACAAGACCAAGCGCAAAGACGGCAAAACCCACAAAACCACCACCAAAGAAGTAACCGAAATCAAGCAGGCGGACACCACCGGCAAAAAAATCAAAACCCTGCGCCATACCTACCAAAGCCCCAAAACCGCCGCCACCGGCGCGCGCGCCGCGTACAAAAAACTAAAACGCGGCGCAATGGAATTCGATATTTCCCTCGCCGTTGGTCGCCCAGACGTCGCTCCCGAAAGCCCCGTAACCCTGCAAGGCTTCAAACCCGAAATCGACGCGGAGAAATGGGTGGGGAAAGAAACCGTCCACACCCTAGACGGCAACGGACTGACCACCGCCGTCAAGCTCCAAAGTCTGATAGACGTACCGATTGTCCTCTACGAAGGCGAAGTCAGCCCAAACTTTGCCGCCGCATTTTCCAAACACTGAACGAAACAAAAGGTCGTCTGAAAAAATTCAGACGACCTTTCAAAATTTCAGCTTACATAGCGATAAACTTAAGGGAATTTCCATTTGCCACAACATCCCCCGCTACAAGTCTCGCCCAAATTTTATCCCCAACCGATACGGGAAGATTATCCAAACTATGATGCACCAATCCGCTGAATACTTCAGGATTTTCCGATACTACGGGCGCATTGCCGACAGGTGGCATTTCGAATACTGACAAAACATCGGCATCCCTAAGAATCTCCAAGCGCAAAGGCACAAAACTCAAATCCTTTCTGGAAGTCGGAATCTCGAAAGTCAGAGAAAGATTTAATTGAGCCAATACAAAATCGCGCGACGGCAGCGGGCAGACCCCCGGATAAATGCCAATCAGACTGTAACGGAAATCGTCCGCATGGCGGATAATACTATCGCAATATTGGATATGCAGTGATACAGGCATCATGATTTGAGTCCTTCCACAAAGTCCCATTGACGGTCAAAAGCCGCCCGCACATCAAGAGATCCGATACCGAATACCGCCGCAAGTTTATCGACCGTATCATTGCTCAAAGTGCAGCGGTTGTTTTCAATGCGCGAAAGATAAGACTGTTTCAGACCCGTTTTTTCAGCAAGTGCGGATTGCGTCAAACCATGTTTCAGACGCAACGATGCAAACGTCGCTCCAGCAGTATCCGCATCAAGTCTTGCAGCAAGTTTTTTGCCTGCCCTATCCATCGCAGCAGCACGGCGCGGATTTTTGCGGACACGTTCCACATAGCAGCAAGCATCTGACGCATCAGAAAGCGGCAAGACCTGCTTGCCTGCAACAAATACCGTAGAAGTTCTGACAGTCACAGCAGCGGCAGGTGCGGAAAAAGACACCGCAGAAGCCGTAAACAGACAGACCGCCCCGAAGGCAGTCCAATTTTCAATATTCGATTTTTGCATAGTCATTTTGGATTCTCCGCATAATCGGATGATCGGGCTGATAATCGAAGCCCTCGGATTTGTCGGCAACCGCCAAAATATAGATTTTCCGGATAAACGTCCGGTTCGGCTGCATCTCATTTCGAACGCAGTACAAAATACGCAGCGAAAGCGCAGATTCCTCATCGAGCCGTAGCCGCATCACGCGTATATCCGCCCGCCACAACACAGCCACCCGTTTGCATTCCATACCCAAAAGCCCGATGGGCTGGTCGTAATCGCGACAGTAGTTTTCAGAAAAGAGTTTGTCAAAAAGCGCAGGCGTATCATCGATAAGCGCAATCACATTATCGATATAACCGACCGCCTCCTCCTTACTCTCGAAAAGGCGTTCTAAATCCGCTTCCGCATGATCGTGAACAATAAGTTGCATAATATATCTTTTTAGTTATATTCCGCAAGCGGCCACCCTGCCGCTTGTCTCAAAATCCCGACAAATACCAAATTAAGACGTAC